TCATACGCCATTATTAGAATTTGTTTGAATACTACACATCAGCTCAAATTTTTTAGCTCTTTTATCGTAGCTCTTGGGTGTCCCAATAACGGTTCCGTCTGAAGTAAATAGATAGTTGAAGTGCCATTCGTTGTCCTCTTCATAAATAAACTGAACTTTTACTGCTCCCAGGGTATTGGTAAGTTGTATTGCTTTATCCATACAAGGAACGATCTTGTCTATCAGAATGGCTTGAACTGCAGTGTCTGGGTCTGAAGTACGAATTACAAATTCTAGAGGAACAACCTCCCAAGGCATTTCAAAGACATATGTAATAGGTCGGTATTTTGGAATAGCATACTTAGCGTAAGAGCTTACGGCTACTTTGAAAAATTTATATAAATCGGCTATATCTTTGGATACTTCTTCGGCAGTCTTATCTCCTACTTTAGGTAGCAGTTTGCTTGAAAGATAGCCGACAAAAGCAGCTTTGAGAACCAAAATGAGTTGAGGATCTGGTATTAATGCTTTTCTAGCCTCTACTTCCTCCTCAAATTCCCCTTCACTTCTAACTTCGCTCAAAAACTCAGCGAGAGACTCTTTGGAATCAAAATTAACAAAATCATATGCAAGATGTGTCTTCTCTACTGACTCTGTTCCTCTTGTAGCTAACGGGCGATTATCACTGAGACTATATTCTTTTATCAGAATGGAACCATCAGGCATTTCTATTTGGCCACTCCCGTCAAAATAATCTTGGACAATAACAGCCTGATGTTCACCGTCTGGCAATAGTTCAGTATAAGCCTCGATACATTTGCCTAAAGGGGGAATGGTAATATCATGATCAAGACCTATGATTGGAACTTCGGTACCATTATTGATTTGATCAGCAGCGCTTTCTAGCGCTTCCAAGGAGATCTTAGTATTATGCCGATCGATATGTGTACTTGCGGCAATAGCTTTCCTCTTCATAAATATTTACCTTCCTTAATTTGAAATGAACTATTGTAGTGTAAAATTGAATATAATTTTCTTGTATAGCTAACTACTTTGAATTTCGCCAAATAGACATTAGTTTCACTCTTTTGTTTATAATAATAGGTAAATTATAACATAATGTAAATATTTATTGATTTATATATATTGGGGGCGTTTTGAGGAAATTTATTTATAAATAATGCACTATTACAGAAAACAAAAAAGGGGGCTATCTCAACATCAATAATTGACATTGAAATAGCCCCTTGCTCGGTCATATGCAGTTCGGATTGCCTTTATATCAAAATCTCTTTTACTTCCACTCCTGTCTTAAATACGAACACCACTTCATTAATCGACAGAATCTTAACCTTCTCAATCAACATCCGAAATAAATCCTCGTCAAATGTATCAAGCGGCGATTCCTGTTGATTCAAATGTTCTTGAATTTCCTTTATTCTATCTACACGCAAAATACGCTCCGCTTCAGCATCTTTTACTTTTTGTTTTCGCTCCCGCATAATCTCCATTTCCGTAGCAATGGCCAAATACTGCTTATCATAAGCCTTTGCATCTATGCCAGTCTTAGCATTATGCTGTACTAAGCTCATAAGTTCCTGCTGCAGTTCTGAAAGGCGTGCATCAATCTGCTCTATTGAATACTCATGTTCTACATTTTCAAGGCCCGTATAAATATTCTGCATAAGTAAGTTCATAAAAGCCTTTTTGTCACCAATTATCTGGTTCATTGCACGAATAAATGCCTGTTCCAGATCAATTTCTCTAATTGGCTTTTGTTTGCAGGAATCAACCCCGTTTATTTCCCGGTTTATACATCTCCAAATGTATTTCTTATTTTCGCCTTTCCCATAGTATTGGCGTCTGAATTTTGAACCGCAGTTTTGACAGATAAGTTTCCCGGAAAAAGGGTACTGACTGGCAAATTTACTCTTTCCCGTTTTCGAATAACCTCGCATACTGTTTCTTCTAATAAATTCATTTTGCACTGCTGCAAATTCTTCTTTGGATACGATAGGTTCATGGGAGTTTTCAACATAATATTGCTGAACAATTCCGTTGTTTTTAACTCGTTTCTTGTTTAAAAAGTCCACGGTATAGGTCTTTTGAAGCAAAGCATCTCCCATGTATTTTTCATTTTTAAGAATTTTATTTACCGTACTTGACCACCACTTTGTCCTACCCGCCCCGGTAAGAATGCCATCACGTTCCAAGCCTTGTGCAATTTTCAAATCGGACTTTCCCTCCAGGAACTCTCTGAATATCCTGCGTATAATCTCTGCCTCTTCAGGTACAATTACCAGTTCACCATTTTCATCCTTGGTGTAGCCAAGAAATTTAGTGTGATTGACCTTAACTTTACCGTTCTGGAATCGGTGTACTATTCCCCACCTCGTATTATGGCTAAGAGCGTAGGACTCTTCTTGCGCCAGTGACGAAATTATAACCAACAGCACTTCTCCCTTGGCATCCAGGGTATTTATATTCTCTTTTTCAAAAAACACTGCGATATTTCTTTCCTTGAGCATCCTTATGTGTTGGAGGCAATCCAACGTATTACGGGCAAAACGCGAAACTGATTTAGTAATGATCATATCAATATTGCCGTTTAGGCACTGGTCTATCATATTATTAAACTGCTCACGCTTTTTGGTACTTGTTCCGCTGATTCCTTCATCTGCAAATATTCCAGCATATTCCCACGCTGGGTTACTTGTTATGTAGGAATAATAGTGTTGGGTTTGAGCTTCAAATGAGCTGAGTTGTTCATCCTCATTGGTTGAGACCCGGCAGTAAGCCGCTACCTTGAGCTTGGGTTGCTCAGTTAGTCCCTGGCGGATGAATTTTGGCTTAGCCGGTATTACTTCAACGTTTCTTGCTGCCATTTCTGATTCCTACCTTCCTTTCATGTTGTTTATGTACTTCATAGCCATTTATAAATTTAAAGCACAGAATACCTTCGCAGCCTACCGTAACCTTATCAATGACTCCTCGAAAGAAATCGGCATCAAAACCTTCATCCATCAAGTTCTTGTCTGCCAGCATTCGTTTAATCTTACCTGTCTGGTAATCGAAATCATCAACTGTAGCCCTCTCGTACTGCAGATAGGCCCGTTTAATGATAAGATCACTGATGTATTCTTTGTTTTCAGATGCCTTTAGGGGTGAGGATAATAACTCGGTGATTTCATTATCTATTCTTCTGATATCAGAGTTGATCACTTTTTGTTCTGCAGGCTTTTTTAGCAATGGTTTTAAATCCTTTGCAAGCTCGTGCAGGATTTCAACAAATATGCCTTCAATTTCAGTTTCATACATATTAGGCTGATGCAGCCCGTTATCTCTGTGCTCAGAATATTTCTTGCATTTCCACTGAGCCGCAGGCACGTTATCCTTCAACCGCACTTGGTATCTATAAAAAGAACTGCCGCAGATACCGCAGATTAGCTTCGCACTGAAACCAAACGCCGGCTCCCGGTATTCATAATCATCATTTTTATATCGTTTTTGATGTGTTGCCTTAAGGTTTCGAATCTCTGCAGCTTTATCAAAAAGTTCTTGTTCAATAATGGCTGGATAAAAATCATCACCTAAATATACTGGGTTTTGAAGTATTCTGCCTATCGCTGGATGTCTCCATGAAACTCTGCCATTCCCGTTTTTGTAGCCTGCTTCTTGAAAGTGCCTTGCGATATTAAACTGGCTCTGGCCATCACAATAGGCATTGAAGGCATATAGTATCATTTCAGCTTCGCCTTCATGTACAACTGTCTTTCCATCCTTAATTTCATATCCCAGTGGAATGGTACGCTGCACGTCATCTCTCCTCCCGAAATACCTTGGTTTTGATCTCCAGGCCATTGTATAAGACAAAGCCCACTGTTGATCGCTTGTAATAAAAAAACTTCTCAACCATACGGCTGAAAAGTTCTTCATCGAAGCTATGGATAATGTCGTCCCTTTCCTTAAAAATAGCTATTAACTCCTCTGTGGAACGGACTATATTATTGCTGCTTAATATTTTATTACTAATGCTTTTATGCCACTGTCTGTTGATTTCCAGTTCTTTGATTATTTTCTCATCCTGCTCGATAAACATATCTTTATCAATGTAGCCTTTAGCTTCAAGCTGCAGCAGTATTCGTTCTTCCTCCATAAGTTCATCAATCCGTTGTTCTATTGCTGAAAGCGGCGTATTTTCGTGGGTAAGTGAAAGCAATTTCTTCATATCCCTGGCAAAAGGCAAAAGTATTTGTTCATAATTGCAGTAAAGCGTATTAAACAATTTAATAAACGCTGCATGCACTTTTTCTTCCACTATACCGGTTGTCTTACACTCCACCCCGTCTTTATAATGTGCACAATACCACAGAATGTGCTTCTTATAGCGATTTGCACCTGTTATCTTTCGAGTCAGCCTACATCCGCATTCACCGCAGAAAGCCCTATTTGAAAAAACGTAACGATTGCTGTATTTATCTACGTCATTCATATTTACGCCATATTGCTTTCGCCTTTGCAGGAGTACGGCCTGTGCTTTATCATAAAGCTCTCTTGAGATAATAGCCTGGTGATGGCCCTTTACATAATACTGCGGTGCCTGCCCATAATTCTTTTTCCGTTTAAATCGGCCATCCTCAGTTGTATAGAATTTGCCGATCAGAAAATCGCCTACATATTTTTCATTAGTGATTACGTTCTTAACGGCACCAACAGTCCACTTTGATCCGCCTGCCGAAGTTTTAATACCCTTTTTCATTAACTCAGATGCAATCATTCCATGACTTTTGCCGTTAACATAGCTCTCAAAAATAAATTGGACGATTTTAGCTTCCTCCGGGACAATTATAAGTTCATTTTTGTTGTTATATTCATAACCAAGCAATTTAACGCTAAACCTAACGGGGTTACCCTCTTGAGCCCTTTTTTGGTGTGACCACTTGAGGTTTTGTGATATGGACTTCGATTCCTCTTCCGCAATCGAACTAAGTATCGTTAAAATCAGCTCGCTTTCGGCTGACATGGTATTTATATTTTCCTTTTCAAAATGTACTGCAATTCCAAGAGCCTTGAGTTTTCTAACCGTTTCAATGCAGTCGGTTGTATTTCTGGCGAATCTTGAAATTGATTTGGTTAAAATTAAATCTATTTTCATTTGCTCACAATCTCTTATAAGCCTTAAGAACTCAGTTCTCTTATCTTTGCTTGTTCCGCTTATACCCTCATCAGCATAAATATCAACAAGCTCCCAATCGGGATTTTCTGTGATGCTGGCAGTATAGTGCTCTTTTTGTGCCTGATAAGAGCTTATTTGGTCAAGGCTCGATGTACTTACCCTGCAATAGGCGGCGACTCTTATCTTATGTTTTATGTTTCCTTTATTATCAAACCGATTTGCCGCTTCAATTGTAATGACTGTTTTCACACGTTCGCCTCCTGCCGAAAAAAAATTACCTACCTTCAGTAATTTAGAAGGTAGGTAATGTTAGCTCTGTGTCCCCCGGTTAGCAAGCCATTTCAGCCTGTATTCTTTAAAAAGCTTTTTATATATTCCTTATCAATCGCATCAAACTCGGCCTTTGAAATAAGTCCCTTTTGTAACAGATTCGATAAGATATGCCTGGCCAGTTCATATTCAACCGATTTAATTGTGTTCACGGTATTCCCCCCTAAAATCCGTCCTTTTTGGTAGGATCATTAAAGAAGGCAAAGGCTGATAATACCGTAAAAATGAGCATTGTTAGTTCCTTGAAGCTATTCTCGGTCAGCCCGATTGGCACAAGTAAACCGTAGTTCTTAAGAATAAACAAAACCAAGGCTGCTACCGCAGACCATGCTACCGGGCTTCTCCATCTTGATTGATTCATAATTAAAACTCTCCTTTCAAAATCAACGCCGCCACTCCCTTGATTAGAATGGCGGCATATTCACCAGCAATCGATTTTCCTTTAACAGCGTTTTGCAACCAGTATTCCGGGTTTTTTATAATTTCTTTCTCATATAACACCTTCACCGCCGCTTTGAATGATGTATCTCTTTCCTGCATCACAGCCCCAAAATACTTGAGTACTCCATTACTTATGGCTTGGCCTATTGGCTGAATGTTCTGCAGTATCCATTCGGCGTCTGCCGGATTATCATGAAAAGCTACCTCGATTAGCGCTGCCGGGGCTTCGGTCTTGGTTAGCTCATAGAGATTGGAACTGAACTTGATCCCCCGGTCTACCGTTGGCGTGAGTTCGTCGATCTGGGCAAATACAGCAAGAGCCAGCTTTTCTCCCTGACCGCCAGGAGCAACCGCAAAGACTTCACACCCCCTGCCTCCACCCGCATTGCTGTGAATAGCCAGATGAATATCTGGTTTTCTCGCGTTGCTGTCTGCTACTACTTGTTTTAAATCCCATTCCGGTTTATTCCGGTAAACAACAAAGTCATTCTTAATGAGTTCGTTTTCAACCACATCAGCAATACGGTTCATAACCGCTTCTTCACTTCCGTAATTGCCTGCGCCGATATTATGTTCCTGAGTAGACGGACTTAAATAGATTGATTTTTTCATTATGTACACCTCACTTCCCACATCACAGAGATCCAGGGTTTGGCCTATTCACACTCCTTGCCTCCGACCTTTCCCTTAAGGAACTTGATGTCCCCCTTCATTTCGTTAACGTCATCCTTCACCTTATCAACATCACTGCTGATTATTGTTAGAGAACCCAGGCAGTTCATCAGCCGGTCTTCTCTCTCAGCCGCCTTAATCTCACTTTCCTTACGTTCCCTAACCAGACGCTCCTCGCGTTTTTCCCCGGTTTTCAGTACATAAAAAAGCAGTGCGACAAACAGCACTGCCCATATCCCTTGATTAACCGCAAGTTTGAAGATTTCTTGATTCAGCTTTCATCTCCCCTCTCCAAAAATAAAAGCTCCCGATTCACCCCCTCAAAACAAAAATACCGCCCTACCCGGCGGCTACTCCTTATTTTGTTTAAAACTCTGCAAACAGTGAAGTTCGTATATAGTAGTTACCATCAGCCATATATAGCGTTGTCGGACTCATAATGTAATTGGAAGCCTTTATCAGCAGAGCCTGAGAGAGTGAATGGCTGATGTTATATAAATCAGGAATAGTTGCAAAACTGCCATCGCCGTTGGCTTCTAATGTTCCATCCGTTTTGATGATCCGAACGTCCTGTTTATAGAGCTTTCCTGTGTTCGAAGCGAATTTGACAGCAAAAGAGTCCGGCTTAACATCAACCGCGTCGGTGGTATTGCGGCCTTTAAAGGTAGCATAATATGAGGAACCATTAACCCCGACTAATCCAATACAGATGTAATCGTTGTTGGACATTTTAGCGATCACGGCAGTCATTGAGTTTATATAGGAAGACAACAGGTTAAGAAAAAACATGTTGCTTCCCAAAACCAGGTGTATTTCACTGGTAGTACCTCCTGAATATCCGGCAAACTGTACCTGGTTGGTGATTGTGCTTCCCGACGTCCATGCGTCGCCATAGAATAGCAATAAAGCTGATGAGTTATACCAATTAAACTTGATCACCTTATCTGAAATCGCGGTGCAGCCTACAATCAAATATGCCGTTGTCTCATAATAAACAGTCACATTTCCGCTACCGTACTTATCCTGCAAAGCTGCCTTAATATCCGCCATAGGAGTGGTAAGCCCGATTGAATAATATTTATTAGCCATCTAAGCCTCCTTATACAGGTACATCAATTATTGTTAAGGTTGGAGCGCTCATGACCTCAATATTCCATCCGATGGTATACCCACCCCCTCCTGCAGCCGCACTAAAAAAACATCTATCGTCCTGCGTGCTGGATATTGTCCCGCCAGCAGTTACTACTTTAAATAAGGGTACCTTCCCTGCGGTATATCCGGTGGTGTTGGCGCTGATCGCACCTTCCGGGGTTATCTCAATATAATTGGTCGCATTATCAGTAAGAAGCACTGTCCCCGCATCAACCCTGGTGACTGCGTTATCTTTCCGGGCAATGCCGATTCCATACGCAAAACTCAATCCTGAGTGAGTCCCCGGTTTGAAGGGGTCTATGGTACGCTGATTCCTATCTTCTCTGGCCAGAGGTATCCCCCCGGCAGTAACATTGTCATGGACCACGACTACCTTTTTGTCGGTATCAACAGTTAATTCTCCTTCTGCTCCGGTAAACGAAGCGTGCTCAGCCGTAGTCCCCCGCCTGTGCTTTACTGCAATCGCCATTATAGCGTCCCCCAATCCTGCGGTGTCCCCGCACTCTCAGTTATTAAGCCATAGTCAAAAGTCCCACTGCTGCCGCCTGAGCCTCCAAACTCTAATCCGTCCTCAGTGGCTTTGACTATTAAAGCCTTCCCGGCCTGCCCGGTGTAGCTTTGTGGAGCATCCTCGTGCGATATAACCGAATGGCTGGCTGGAGGATAACTGGCTGGTTTGCCCTGAATACTGCTCCACTGCGGTGCGGCGGGGTTAGCCACAGTGCCGCTTCCGTCCGAGCCTTCGGATATTATTACCCCTTTGGCCGGATCTTGCAGTTGCTGGCGCATAGCAGCATCACGCTGTCGTTTGGTAAGTTCGGCTAAATTCATTGCCATACCCCTCCTTAAATCGGCGCATAGCCGTAGTGATAACAAGTCATGCGGGTTTTGAACCCCTCAGGAGTCATAGTATGAGCCATGGATGTAATTCTATATATCTCGGAAATGGTCGTGCTACTCTCAATTATCTGGATGCAGTCGCCTACCTGGATATATGGGTTGCCTACCGCTTCAAAGTTGGCTTCCCGTGGCTTGGTAAAGGTAGCTGCACCGGTTCTCCTGGCTATAGCGGCACACTGATCATTGGTGCTGGCCAGATCGCCAGCCTGCACGATCAGTACCTTGTGCGCCAGCACGTCATAGTAGCGTACTCCGTTAAAATTTTCATCGCCCCTGACAAATGCTCCGGCTGAGTTCTGGGATATGACAATGATTCTGGAATAGATGTCTTGATCAGAGATAGTATAGTCCAGTGCCACAATATCCTGACCTTCTTTAAAAACCCAGCCTGCATAAACACAACTAATCTTGACAGTTGCTCCGTCAGGAATGGAACTGCCAGCTTTTCTCGCTACAGCAGCATTGGCCGAACTTCCTCCCAGTCTTACTACATAGTCAGTATCCTCCACATAAGTGGTCAATTCATCGGCGCTTTTCACTATTACGGATTTATCTACCATGGGGTAGCCTGGGGGTATGCCCGCAATATCCGTATAGGCGGTACCAGCGAGAACTGTGCTGGCTGAGATTATTGCAGGTTGCCTATCCGTGGCATGAACAAAATACAGCTTCCCGGCTTCATCGCAGTAAAACTCAAACCCGCCTATCTCAGATAGCCGCTGAAAGGCGTCTGCTATTGCCTCGTGAGTAAAGGTGATGGTCTCCAGTGTAACACCTGATGCTTCGGTTATCACATCAACATCAGCCCATCCAGCCTTTAATGCCAGATCCCGAAATATATATTCCAAGGTCTGCCCCTCGTATTTAACGGTATATATGGTAACGCCATCAATAACCACATACACTAGCTGATCGAGAGCCCGTTTGAGTAGATCGCGGCAGGAAATCTCCAGTTCCTGCGGCCAGGCGCGTATATTAATTTTATCTATCAGCCCGGTAAATACCGTTTGAGGAGATGAACCATATCCCAGTTTGACCGTGACCATCTTATTAGGCCAGATTTTATGGTACCAGTCACCGGTATTATCCGGGGTGTAGATTCCATCCTTGTTGTCCAAGACAATAGTTGTCTGGCTGGCCATGCCCTTGCTCATATCTACTTCAACGGATTTAATCGGCAAGGCTATACCGGGAGCAATTGATGTACCGGCACCAGAGATAATGTCGCCTTTAGAATGCTGCATAATAAGTGCGCTTGAGGTTAAAGTAAACCAATAACACTGAGTATTAAAATCAACATCAGGCACCCTCTTCACAAACGTCCAGTCTGCTATCGACTTTATGTTATCCACGGTTGGAACCGAGGCATTCAGCTTGTATATATCAGCATTATCGCCATCATAGTATTTGCTGATGTAATACTCTCCCGCAACCTCAATAAACGATGATAACCATGGTCCATTCGCACTGCCCCAGTCATTTGTCCAGTTGTATTTAGTAGCATTAGCTCCCGAATTGGTCCATTCTATAATCCAGCAGTCGGTATTGGACGATAACCAGGCTGTCACAAACGATGAATGGCTGAGGATAAGAAAAGAACCACTGGAACTTGTTCCAATGCGGTTAGTAAGACTAAGAGGAACATGTGCCCCGGCAGTCCAGGTAGCTCCGTTATCAGAGGAGTAAAAGGCTTTGGCTGAATCATATAAGCTGTATTTATACTGCAATGTGCAAACCAGATTACCATTGCCCAATACATGAACCTGCGACGGTTTTATGCCGTCAACCGCATCGGAAACATTATATACATAGGTTGAGCTTAAATCCGTTGATATGTCGGAGACTTTGGCCATACCTGCTCCGGTACCGGATGTATCCCGCCAGAACTCGCCTTTTAGATAGGTAGTGGATGGATCTATGTAGGTCATAACCACGCAAAGCTGACCGTTTACCAAGGTGATTGATGTCCGGGCATATTGTTTGTCGCTGGCAAGAGTAACAGCTTGAGAGGTATTAAATGTTTTGGTTCCGTCTAATACTCCCGCTACGGTATTTGCAAAGGCAAGCTTTATATCGGTACCCTCAACATAGACAATGACTGCCCTTCCATCCGAGGTTTCACACATATTACCCCAGCCCCGGCTAGTAGCTGCAAACGTTCTCCATGTTGACCATACATAAGGATCAGTTAGTTTTTCGCCTGAAGGCGCACCATCAATGGTTATGGCGGCGGTTGGCCGGTTGTCTCCAACCATGATCATTGATTTTAACAGCGTCCTCATCTCATCAGGTATAGCAATCGCCACGCCTACACCTCCAAGAAGACGATGTCAAAGAACACTACAACGTCATTGATATATTCAGGTTCGCCCATACTTTCAATCATATAGCTGCCGTTAAGGGTGTCACCATCCGCCAGTGTTCCAGAAGTACCGGCCAGATATGAAGTTAGGAAGCCATTATAAGCTGTCATGCTGGTAACATACAGCTTGGCTTTAACCCGCTGGCGTAGTCTGCCTCCCTGCTGAACCACCGAGGCTTTAGCCGACAGGTCAAGGGCATCGGGAATTAAGGCAATTTCATTAATATGAGTAGAAGGGATACCCGGCCTCCATGAGCCATGTAAGACTTTTAACGTCGAACCGTTCCACGTTTTAGCCATTGATATCCCCCTCCCTTACGCCTGTATCGGAATTGTGCTTACTCTGGTCGGCAGCCTTAGGTTGTCACGCTTATACTGCTCGGCTATCCTGGCTACTACCTGGCGGTCATTGGTCTCGAAGCGGTGTATGACCGTGCCGGTGTGGGTAATAGTGCCGTTCTGCAGTAAGTCCATAGACTTGCCATTACTCAGAACCCTGGACCCTCTCGGCAGGTCAACCAGTTCCGGTCCGCGCTCTCCTACCCAGGAAAGGCCGCCTGGCCAGGAGTTGGTTCCAAACGCATTACCTCTAATACTTTTCTGTTCCAACCGCCTAAAATCGGCCACTCCATTCGTTCCACTACTTTCGACCATTAACTTAATCGGCTTTATATTTACACTGGGCAGTTTGTTGAGCCCGGCAATCAGACCATTGATAAATCCGATGATCTTGTTGATCTGTTTTTTAAGAAAGTCGCTGATTTGTGTCCATATTTGAATAGCTTTGATTTTTACGGTGTCCCAGTTTTTGTAGAGCAACACCCCGGCAGCAATCAAGCCACCAATTATAGCGATTGCCAGCCCAACCGGACCGGTTAAGGCAGCAAAGGCCACTCCCAATACTGGTAAAGCTGCTGATATAGCCGTTATCGCGCTCGCTGCCATCCCAAACGCTATTAACAGCGGACCTATGGCTGCTACAACTGCAGCGATAATCATTATGGTTTTTTGCGTTGCAGGACTTAGCTCTCCAAACTTTTGTACCCATTGATTAATCCTGGTGATTATCGGAGTAATGAGCGGGAGCAGATTTTCTCCCATGGTGGCTCCTAGCTCTTTTAAGCTCTCGCTGAATATCCGCATTTGGTTGGCTGCTCCGGCACCGGTACGGACAAAGTCACCATGAGAGTTCTTGGTCATGGCCATCACGTAGTTATAGCGAAGCTGAACTTGCTCAGCCTGAGTCATTTCTTTGGTTTTCTTTTTGATACCCTGGGAAAGAGCGTACTCATCCAGATTGGCCTGAGTCATAACAATCCCCAGTTGTTTGAGGCTCTCGGTTTCACCGGTGAAAATTGAAGTTAAAGCGGTATCAGCAATATCAATCCCTATATTTTTAAATGAGGCCAAATCTCCGGCCAGACCTACCAAACTGGTACTCATGTCGGCTGCCTGTTTGGTATTAAGCCCCAAGGAGGTCGCCATATCACCATACTTGGCTGCCATATCAAGGGCTGTTCCTTTAGCAATGCCAAAGGATTTTAATGTGGTTTGTGACCAGGCTTTCACCTCTTTGGCATTACCCTTAAAAGCCACATCAACTTTGTTTATGGACTCTGTCATGTCTGAGGCAAGTTTGAACGATACCGCCGCTGCTCCAATAATAGGTAGGGTAACCGCTGCAGTCATAGTTCTGCCCATGCCTTCCAGCTTGGTACCTATGGTCTGCATTTTCTGCTGAAACCCCTGCATTTTGGTTTCAACGGTGCTTAACCCTTTAGTGACCCCAGATACGTCAGCACCCACCTTGACCACCAGCTGAGCCAGTGTGGACATTTGCTCACCTCCTCAAATCTTCCCCACCGAAAGCCTGGTTGAGCTTTTCAACAATGTCTAACTGCTGCTGCCAATCCTGCTTTTGCGGCATCATTGCTTCTTCCTGGTCCCTTAGCGGCATGAAATCCTGAGGAGTGAAAGGCTGTTTATGTTTCTTGGCATCTCGGTACGGCTCAGCCATTACCGCGCAAATCAGTCCTACCCGGTAATCCTCCATCTCTTGCCGTTTGTCCCAGGATGCTATCTCAATAGACAATTCAGCCGGAGTTAGCTGCCAAAAACGTTCAGCAGTCACTCCGGCCAGAACAGCACTCCGCAAGGCTTGTTCAAAGTCCCAGGGAGTGTTATCTACTTTGGGTCCGCTTCCTCTGGTTTTATCCCCATGGCAATATTAATTGCCTCGCCCACCTTTTCAGCTACATACTCAAATCCTGCTTCGTCTATAAGGTCACCTATGTTATCCAGGGTGAGGGATTTATCCTCATGCAGCAATCCCGCCCAAAGCATAGCCCGGATCTCCCTTATGCCGAAGGAGGTTCCGAATTCCGATATAGCGCGGCCTAATACTTCCTCAACTTTAACCAGAGCGTTGGTGTTTAGCCGGATGTTTCTCTGTTTATCCAATGTGATTAGCACGGATGGTTTCATTTTCTACCTCCCTAACTGGCTGCTCTGACCACTTGAATGGTGTAGATCTTCGGAGATTTGCCAGTCTCGCTCACTACGATCTTGATTTCAGTTATTGATCCTGCCCCGCCTAAAGCAATCGCAGCGGATGCTTGACCGGATGCTACGATACTGCCGTTTACAGTTATGATTCCGGCGGTCGCGGTCGGGGTTACGGTTACGCTGCTTACACCTGTCAAAACATTGGCGATATATTGGTAAGTGGTGCCCGAAGGACCCGGAACGATTACCGCATCATTGTTTATACTAAAGAATGGGGTGGTCAGCCCAATACTAGAACTGGTGGCCAGAGTAGGTTTACCGGCAATCTTTAATGTTGCTGAAAACCCCATTTGTTTTTCGAGCGGGGAACTGATCGAGAACTTGGATACTACCGCTGTGAATGTCCAGCTGGTCCCCTCCGGGAAGGTAATGACAAAGTTCTGAACGGTACCCGCTTCAAGATCGTCTTTTAACCCGATCTGGCCGTCAGTATCGGTAGCCAGGAAGTTACCTTCAACAGCTACTTCGCCAGCTTCTCTGATTTTGGCAGCTACAAATTCACGGTAGCCCCCGGTAGAATCGTGGGTGGTAACATCAATGAACTCCTGGGATAACTCAATGTCTCCGATATTGGTTAGCTCAGCTATGGGGTTATTATTTCGGGTTAATATAGTTCCGAACGCCGCAGTCGCAGCTGTGGTCATAATTCAAGCCTCCTTTAATCCGAGTAGAATATATCGAAATCCATATCAATCTCGTATAAGTTCAGGTCTTCCCGCCAGGTGGAAACCTCATTGTCTTGGTAGGCGAAACCGACCTTGCTGTTGGTTAGCGGCCATTCAGCCATTGACCGGGATACCTCATCAGCAACTAACCTAACCTGATCACGAGCAGGAGCAAAGACTGAAATCTGGATTGAAATAGTACTGGTACCGTTATACCCGGCATAGGTGTAGTTTTTATCCCTGTATATCTCTAAGTAACTCAGGTAGGGAGCCTCCGCCTTCTGCGGTACGTGGTCGGGGTAGATTTTAGAGCCTACCAGGACTGATAATCCGGCAAATCCGCTTAATTGAGTGAACAAATCGGATTCGAAGCTCACCTGACCGCCCCCTTCAAGGCTCGCCTTATATGGTTTTCAATAATTAATGTCACTTGTTTCTTATTGTTCTTATAGGCTGGTCGCATGAACGGATGCGCTTTTATCTGTTTCTTTGACTTCTTGCGTCTGCCTTTCTTGGTGTACTCGATGCTCATAGCAGCCCCTGGTGCCCGGTGGCCGTATTCAACAGCTGAGGGTATGTAATACCTAACTCCGGTTTTGGCCGTAACAGCGAATTTATCATTCATGCTCTTATCCATTCCTGCCCCGGCAAAGGCTTTGCTGGCGTTTTTGTCCCAGATTATCTGGCTTATAACCCCGCTGGAGAGTTGGCCGCTGATATTGTGAATGCGGCTTTTTGCATCATCCCGGATCAAATCGGCTCCTTCTTTTACCGCCGGGCCGAGGGACTTTTTAACCTCGTTAGCCACACGCTGGCATTTTTGCATGGCTTCACGGAGTCCTTCAATCTCAGTTTTTATCCTCATGGCTTGACCACCTCTCTGCAAAGGAAATACATCTCACTCTGACGTCGTTTGGATTCATCAATAAACAAGATATCTAAAATATTTCCCCGCCAATCTATCTGCATGGTGGGTTTAACGCCGTTCAGATAACGGAGCTTGATCTTGTGTGTCGCCTCGGCTGTCAATTGCGGGTTATGGTAGTTCTCAGTGCCTGAGCTCGTCCGCACCTCGGCCCATACGGTTTTCCAGGGTGCCCATGTCTTTATTTCCTCGCCCGATGTTCCCCGAGTAGGTGTATAGTCTTGAATGATGATCCGCTGATCCAGTTCCCCGATCCTCAAAACAATCACCAGCCTTCTTTACGGTAGGCAAACAGAAGCCTGGTCATGACGTCAATCACTGCTTTTATGTCCACAGACTCTCGCCCCTCGTAGAGACAGGCGATGGCATAAAGAATTGCTTGTTTCACTGCTTCGGGAATTACAGTTAAGTCAGAAAGCGGGTATCGCAGGATATCTTCACACAGTTCCTCGGCTGCACTAATAAAATTGGTGATGAGCGTATTGTCCTCATCACCATCTACCCTTAAATACTCTTTGGTTTCTTCCAGGGTTACGACCAATACACTCACCTACCCTTATTACTCTGCTGCCATTATTCCCGCAGCTTTCAGCTTAGCGAGTAATGCGTTAAAATCAGTCACCAGACCAGCCACATCACTTGCGGTACTATTTGCTTGATATACTGCAGGTTTAAGCTCCAACCCGGCAAAAATTAGTTTGCCATCTGATGTAATCTCAAGTTCTCCGCCAATAACGGTTCTTTCTCCACCTTGTTCGGTGTAATTTTTTACATTGCTCATCTCACACCTACGCTTTCTGTTGAAGGACCTTGATGGCTTCAGTAAGTATCAGTTTTCCGTCAACTCTCTGAGTAGCTTTAAACCCAACTTGTCCAGTTGCAGCATAAAGTTCGTTCAGTCTTTGGAAAGACCGGCCTTGCCTGTCGGCAACCCAGTAGTAGCCAAAATCACCGAAAGCTATAGTCTTTGCTGATGCTGCTATGGTTGGGACATAGGCTGAGGTTTTAACCGGCCTGTTGAGTATGCTATCCGGCTGACCGGCTGTAATGGAGGGCTGCCAGATATATTGACCGTTTCCGTCCTTTAGTTTCCGTATGGCCTTCACAGTAGCATCATTCATAGTAAAGACAGCATTTTTCCGGTATGGTGATTTCAGGCTGTAGAAGAGATCCATCACCTCATCCACTGTGATCGCAGTAGCACTGGCGGCAGTAACCCCCAGCTCTGCTCCGCCGGTAGCATTGAAAATACCAGTCGGCTTGCCGGTACCGTCTCCGATAAAGAAGGCTTCCTCTTCCTTAGCCCCGATTCTACGGGCAAATTCTTTGGCAATGTACTGTTCAAGATTAAAGATGCTGTCATTGAGAAGTTCCTCAGAAACCTTGATCATGGTGGCCAGTTTGTATGCTCCAATTGACACCTGACCAAAAGCGTCATCCGATTCAGGAATTACACCTTCTTCATCCACCCAGGATGCGGTTCCCTTGCTGGCTACAACCGGAATCTTGCGATCCCCGCTGGAGGTCTGAATTATCTTGGCCAGGGTACGGAAAATGTTTTCTTCTTGTAAAGCCTCAATCAGGGTACGTTCAAACTCATCCGGAACCAGATAGCCGCCCTCGGAGTCGGTTCCTATCTGCAGAGCATTAAGGATTTCATAACCTGGCGCTTTGCTGCGCATCACATTCCAGAACGCTTTTCTATATTCATCACTGGCTCTGCCGGTTTTATTTTCGTTATCCGGCTGATTGGGCTTACCGGTAATAGGCTTGTTTACTGGTTTGTTAAGCTCATCATCAATAGCCTGCTGGCGCTCCAGCCGCTCGATTTCTTTTCCGAGGTCTACAACGTCGGTTTCCATCTTTTCATATGTAGCCACGTCTTCTGCTGAAAGAAGTCCGTCAGCGCCGCGTTTGCTGTCCAGGAATGCTTTAGCGGCGTCCCATGCCTTAGCCCGTTTCTCGCGCAGTTCTAAAACTTTACTCATCGTCATTCCTCCCATTTAGCTTTTTAATAGGCTCAGTCGTTTTTCTAACTGGGTAATTGGGGTGCTGGAGTCGTGGTGTTTGGCTTTTTCGTGTGGGAGTTTTTTCACCAGTGCGTTGGTGACCGTCATTTTGTCAAAAATAAAAGCCGCCCCCGGCGTCTCTGTGTTACTATCTTCAGTTGTATAAAGCACTTTATCGGCAAAGCCTAGTTCCACCGCCTTCCAGGCATTAAACCAGCTTTCCGCGTCCATCATATGTGAGATTTTGGCCCTCGATAGCCTGGTTTTCTCTTCATAAGCGTTTATAATGCTTTCTTTAATCTCGGAAAGCATGGCAATACCGCTTTGAAGATCGGATACCTCGCCAAAAATAATTGTGGCGGGATTATGTATCATCATCATGGCAACCGGTGACATATACACTTCATCTGCCGCCATAGCAATTACGGAAGCCGCACTGGCTGCTAATCCTTCGATTTTCACTGTGATATTGCCAGGGTATTCCTTAAGCATGGTGTAAATCTGACTGGCAGCGAAAACATCGCCTCCTGGGGAATTGAGCATTACCGTAACATTTCCCTCAGAAGAATAAAGCTCGGCTTTAAACTGCTTAGGTGTAATATCATCATCAAACCAGCTATTTTCTGCAATATATCCGTCTAAAAAGAGCGTTCTGTCATTCTCGTTTTTGACCCAGTTCCAAAACTTTCTGCTCATTATGTAACCTCCTTTCCTCCCGCATTTGAGTCTGTTTTGGCGTAAGCTCCGACATCTTCGAGTTTCAGCATATTGCCGTTCATAGCGTAGATATCTCCATGTTCTATGGAGTTCATGTTTTCCAGGGCTCTTACGTCATTAGGGCTTAAGAAGCCGTTTTGAATACCCACCGCGTAACCTTGCATCCTTGATGCATAGTCCCCGCGAAGCAGCCCGTCTACCACAAAACCAACGAAATACCGGCCCTTCTCGGTTTTGCTTAACAGGGCTTTATTCATTGCCTGTTCAAGCCTTACCAGCCAGGGCCGAATGGTGTGAACTACGAAGCTGATAGACTGATGTTCAATATTGCTGAAGGTTGCCTTGTCCAGATTGGCGACCAGATGGGGAGGTACCCTGAATATCCGGCAGATCTCTTCGGTCTGAAACTTCCTTGTCTCCAGGAATTGCGCCTGTTCTGGCGGTATGCCTATACTTTGAAATTTCATGCCTTCTTCAAGAACTGCTACCCGGTGAGCATTGCTGGTTCCCTGATATACAGCATTCCAGCTTTCCCGGATTCTTGCCGGGTCTTTTACCACACCGGGATGCTCGAGGACGCCGCCTGGGTTAGCGCCATTGGCAAAGAACTTAGCCCCGTATTCTTCGGTAGCTATAGCCATACCGATGGCGTTTTTAGCCATGGCAATCGGGGAGTAACCGATCAGGCCATCATAGCCAAGCCCCGGTATGTGCAGGACATCCTCCGCTCTCAGAACCACATAGCCCGTATCTTTCCGGTACTCGTAGAAAAGTTCACCGTTTTGGCTTCTGTCCACTGTCATTCTGTCCGGCAGCAGCGGGTAAAGCCCAATTACACTTCCCCGCCCATCCCGGATGATCTGGGCATAGGCATTTCCCCATAATAAAAGATGACTCATAAGTGTCTCTCTCAAAACAAATGAAGTCATCTCAGGGTTGGGCTCGTCATGGAGTATGGAATACATCTGGTGTTGGGTGGCTTTTTCCTTCCCATTATCGGTGTACCTGTAAACATGCAGCGGGAGGCTAGCAATGGTTTCCGCCAGGATTCTGACACAGGCATAAACCGCAGTAGTCTGCATAGCAGTTCTTTCGTTGACAGTTTTCCCGCTGGTGGTACTGCCGAAGAAGAAACTGTATGTACTACCCCACAGGCTGTTTTTAGGGGATGCTCTTGGTTGAAGAAATCTAGATAATATCGGTATTTTCAATATCCTTCCTCCTAAAAATGGGCATAAAAAAAGCACCTGTTGTTAGCAGATGCCAGTTTAAGGTGTTCATAAAATCTTTTATTTATTATTTATTAGGTTTCTTAGAAAATTATCAATCCCACCATATTTAACATCAATGAAGTCTTTGAGTCTTCTTACCGAACTCATATAAGATGATGCATAGCCACGGGGATCTTTTACGCCTTGTTGCCGGAAACCTCCGTTTAATGCTACTTTTAAATAGCATTCATAGCATTCATTTAATGTGCATTCATTTTTTAAGCTATACCAAAAATCAATGCCGATATTATGGTTATAATGAGTAAATGCCCAGGTACGATCTTCTTTTACCCTATCCTCTTTTCTTCCTTGTTGCCTCAAATAATTAGCGAACTCATCCTGTAGCTCAGACATATTAAAACTACTCATGTAAAAGGAAGTCCTTGTCTGATCGAAACTACTAGTATCCATATTGCTCATAATCGGCTTCTGCTTATCAGCAAAACCTGCATTTTTTGTGCATGAACTATTTGCTTTATTATCTCTGTTTGCCCATAGAATCATATCGATATCTCTAGGCCGCCATTGATTGGTCTTAAATTGTTGGTTCAGCTCATGCGCCTTATTTTTCATTAGTTCAATTAGGAATACACCATCCGCTATTGTAGGATCAGATGAATTGATGGATTGAATTCTATTGTGTTCGGGTAATGTTTCTATATGTAATAAAGATTGTATTATGAATCTATCCACGGTCGCAAAATGAGAAGGGAACAACACAGCTAATAACCCAGAAGCACCAATAACTCGCAGTCCGTATAATTTTGTCGCAATCGCCAGCCCCTGCTCTACATTTGATAAATCAAGCGAAAACAACTCGTTGTGGATTTCCTGTAATAAATGCAATCTTTTCTCTTCCACATAATAAGAGGAAAACTTTTTTTGTCTGTTCCCTAAATATAAATTACCAAACTTCCATTTAAAATAATCATCAATAATAAAGGAGTAAAACTGATCAAGCGGCATTGATTGAACATCATGAGCGTTTATATTCTTAAATTTGTATTCTACCTCAAGTTGTTGTTGGTTATCTTGCTCTACTCTTCTCCAGTATTCTTCCTTTGCTTCATTCCAAAGGTGAAGATCTTGAGAGTCCCATAAATCATTAATGTTTATTCTATTAACATACAACATTTACCACTCCCTTATGTTCATGATAATATCATGTTTTTTATCATATAATCAAAATTCCTCTCTCATCATAGATACTAGCCCGGTTTTCATTCCTGATTGCCCTGTCCAACGCCATAATAAGAGCCACCGCGCCGTCAATTCGCTCAGTACTTTTCTCTTTATCAGGTTTTATATTACCTGCTGGATCGGTCTTAACATAGATATTGTCCATCATCCAGCGAAGCACAGGATTACCGCCATGCACTAATCTCTTCTCCATAGTGAGCTTCATCAGTTCCTTAGAAGATGGTGACATATCCTTATATCCCTGTCCAAAAGGAACAACGGTAAAGCCCATGCCCTCAAGATTTTGAACCATCTGTACTGCCCCCCAGCGGTCAAAGGCGATTTCTTTGATATTGTAAACGGTACCAAGTTCCTCAATGAAGGTTTCAATGAAACCGTAGTGAACAACATTGCCTGCGGTGGTTTTGATATATCCCTGCTGTTCCCAAATGTCGTACGGAACATGGTCTCGCCTTACCCGTTGTCTAAGGTTATCCTCAGGAATCCAGAAGTAGGGCAACACAACGAATTTTTCGTCAGTTGACCTTGGGGGAAATACCAGCACAAAAGCGGTTATATCAGTAGTACTGGAAAGATCCAACCCTCCGTAGCACTCTCGTCCACGAAACGAATCCAGGTCAATCCTATCATCGCAAGCATCCCAGAAGTGCATCGGCATCCAACGGACTGACTGCTTAACCCATTGGTTGAGCCTTAGCTGACGGAAGATATTCTCTTCAGCCGGATTTTCTCTGGCACTGTTGTATGCGTTCCTGACTTTTTCTATATCAATGGTATAGCCGAGGGATGGATTGGCTTTATACCAATTCTCCTCATTACTCCAGTCATCATCGTCATTAATCCCGTAAATCACCGGATAAAAAGTAGGATCTATTTTTCTGCCTTCTATAAGGTCTACTGCCTTTTGGTGTACTTCGTAACAGATTGAGTTTCTATCGGTTCCAGCAGTGGTTATAAGGAAAAACAGCGGCTGAAGTCGCGCATCGCCGCTGCCTTTGGTCATAACATCATATAAATCCCGGCTCGGCTGGGCGTGTAGTTCATCAAAAACCACCGCATGAACGTTGAGCCCATGCTTGGTGTAAGCCTCAGCCGATAATACCTGATAAAAACTGTTGGTCGGCTTATATACCAGGCGTTTTACCGACATGATCGGCTTGATTCTTTTCTTCAAAGCCGGGCACTGGTCCACCATATCGACCGCTACATCAAATACAATTGAAGCCTGCTGCCGGTCAGAGGCACAGCCATAAACTTCAGCGCCCCACTCGTTATCACCACAGGTCATAAGGAGAGCTACTGCAGCGGCCAATTCGCTCTTGCCGTTCTTTTTGGGTATTTCAATATATGCTGTGTTGTATTGCCGGTAGCCGTTATCTTTAACTGTACCGAATACGTCACGAATGATCTGATCCTGCCAGGGAAGAAGATCAAAGGGTACTCCCCTCCACTGCCCTTTGGTATGTTTTAAGCAGTTGATGAAGTTTACAGCATGCTCAGCTTTCCAGTCGTCATACAACCTTACCACCGCCCTGAAGCAGCAAGAGTTCCATGGGATCTTCAGATTCATTTGGCTTATCGGTAACAATCCTGCTTCTAGCGGATGGGGTCAATCCAAACTGCTCACAGCATTTATTCATAATTTTTAAATAGGTCTGAGCAATCGATACCTGCGGTACCTGCTGCCAATATCCGGATGGGGTTTTAACGATCGTCCCATGCCTGCTAATGAACTCTTCCGCTTCTTTCCACCTTGCGTAAGCCTGGCAGTAACCAGCAAAGGCAGCCATATCGATTTCCGTCAGAACGCCTAGTTGTTCCAGCTGCTTGGCTGTTCTCCGCCATTCCTTTTTAGCTTCCGGTTCAAGCCAGCTTGGGCATTTAGGAGTTTTCTTTTCCGGTTTAGGTTCAGATAAATTCAGTTCTCTTTTACCGGGATTGCCTTCTAATAGTTTTATTGCGGTAGGTTTGGGTTTTCGACCTCTTTGCGCCACAGATATCACCTCCTTTTCTGCAAACAAAAACAGCCCAATGACTAAGTCAGTCAGCAGGCTGTCTTTTGGTTAATGTATTAAAACTTGTAATCTAATATTGGATGTCGCACATCATTCGTGTGATACACCTACCAACTACCTAGTATACTTTAATATAAATTGTCTCATGTCCAATTCGGTGGGAAATATATAATCATAACTATAAAAACTAATATCGATATAGCATAAGCTTGCAAAGGCTTTTTATGATGCAACAATAAAACGGGAAACATCATACAAAGCCAAAGTAATGAATACCACAAGTTCCATCCGTTATGGTAACTGATAAATCCGTGATAGAAATAAACTAGTTCAAAAAAAAAATAGACAGTAACGTACTTTAAAGCCTTAACAAACTTCTGTCTCAAGGTATTTGGATAGTTAGTTAATAGAATCAATACGGTTGATGGTAAGACAATAAAATTAATCAATAATTCAGTAATAACATGATTTGGATTGTATTCCCACAACCGATTGCCAAAATATAGAAAGTTATATAACAGGTTACCCATTATCAAAAACATCATCGTCGAATGATATCTCTGCCAATTTCTCCAATCGCCCCATCTTAATGCTGCAGCTAGAGCAACAACTATCGGTATTATGGCAGTCTTCATGTTAATATCCTCTTCATTGAAACGTATGTATATTTTTCTCTATTCCCGAGTTATCTTATTCATTGAAAACTTCGGGCTTTTTTATCGCATCTCAATTGCACGTTTCGCAATATATTTTGTTGAGCCCTGGAGTCCTGATTATTCTCAGATGGGTATGCCTTATTCAAAGTGCATCGATGCCCTACCAGGCGTTGCACTTTCAGGTATAAATTAGCACTCCGCTAACTTGCGGTGTAGTTTACACCATAATCGCCTATAAGCCAACTCATGACTTCATAATCTTGCTTTATATAAGTTAGAATAAATAGTTTGAAACTAGAAAATAATAGTGATAATTCTATCGTCAGGAGCTTTAATATGGACTTACACAGCAGAATTATTCAGGCGAAGATTACTTTACACCACCTTATATATACTGATTGGATAACAACAGATCTCTTTTCCCCCCGTTGGATTGGGACTGTTATATTTATTCTATTTTCATATGCTCTTGTATTCTGGTTGCTTGACAAAAGACGATTTACACAGATACTTTTATTCGGGTCGCTTATGACAGTAATGATTTCTCTCTTTGATTTATTTGGTTCAGAATTTGTACTGTGGACGTACTTAACTCGATTATTCCCCATTATGCCAAGCCTTTTTCTTCAAGATTATACAGTCATCCCGTTATACTACATGCTTATCTACCAATACAGCCCAAATTGGAAGAGTTTCACGATTTGGAATACTATAGCGACTGCAATCATTTCATTCGCATTCATTCCCCTCTTAACTGCATTAAATATGTTTCAACTTAACAACTGGAGTTATATATATTTCTTTCCCTTTATATTTGCCTTCGCTATGTTGGGACGGGCAGTTGTACTGGGCGTAATGTCAATAGAAGAAAGCCGAAAAGAAACCTATTCGCCCCATTATGATTCAGATCTAACACCTCAACCCGCAATGAAATACTTTACCAATAAAGAGGATAAACAACATAAATGAAAGCTCTACAAACTGAACTGATGCTAATGGCACCTATTGCGCAGTTTAAACACACTACGCAGTGACTAATTTTACGTTTGTCCTTCAATACCCTTATAGTTGTAATTACCCTTTTTGACTTCCTTATGTTCAGCCTGTACCGCCTTTCCATAATCACTGCGTTTCGTTTCCCTTTCTTTGCAAGCAAGGCAGATACAATCAGTATTGAACATGGACATTATCCGGCCTTTCTCCAGGCTGCCACCACATCTGTCGCAGAATTTCTGCGTAAAAAACCTATCCATTGTACTGCTCTCTCTGGCCGTCTTCCGGTACTCCGGGTTTTCTAAAGGCCCCATTTCCCTCAAGGTTAGCCAGGAGTGTTTTCCTGGTAGCTTTATACTCATCCCCTATCATCCCAAGCCGTAAAAGCCAGGTCCTGAAGGTGTATTTGTCATTATCAGTTTCACCTTGCCTGCTCGAAGCATGTTTCAGGGTCTTGGCATTCTCGTTAATTAAGGCTACCAGATCGGTGCAGGCTTTAATCTTGTCAGTCGTGATTTGCCCAAATTTAAATGTAATAAGTTCATTCTGTAAATCAAAGCTTAAGCCCGGATATTTTTCGCTTCCCATTTGAATCAGCAGGGTTAGAAAATCCTCTTGTGTTTCAAGCTTCGCATCGCTTAATTCCCGGACCAAGTCCTCCTCAATGAGCTTTTCTTGCAGGTTCAGTGCCTTTTGTATTAATGTCTGTTTGCTGTAGACCATGTTAACCAGGTTTCTCAAGCTAATCCCGGTATGTCCTGTAAGCGACAGGGTTATTTCTACCGCATCAAAGCCTTGCTCGTCATCGGTAATAATTTCTTCTTCGTTTATTATTGATTCCATGGTTACTTGCCTGCCTTCGGCATCTTCAATATTCCCTTCCCTGGTAACCGTATAGATCTTCTCCCCTTCTTGGATCTGGTAGGCAAAACTCGGTGTACCCATGTATTTAGCCTTTACCCCAAAGTGCTGTTCCAATAATTTGATGATTTCTTTCTTATCCATCCCTATCGCCTCCTGTGTTTTTTGGTAGTACATACATCACTCTAAACGCAGGTAATAGCAAGGGTTTATTGGTGATAATTATAAGTTTGAAACATAGAAAAGGAACCCGTTGCCAGGTTCCTCAAAATACCGTTTAATAGCTGATCCTTACCGGGTTAACCCTTTAACCTTTCCAAAATCATAAGCCTTTCTTGTTCCGCTGAATCGCTTACCGCCTTACGCAATATATCTACATTAAATCCCGCTGTCCTATACCCCTCCAAAATGACGCTGTAATAATAACATCCAGGAGTACCTAGCGGGATACCCTCATTCATGATATATACCATAGCCTTGACCTGTTTACCATTAAGCCTGATCTTTAATGTCTCTTTCCGGTAAAGAAAAGGCCAGCCCTCATAACGATCAAGAGCATCTTCATCTGCCGCAGTAAGCTCCCAAATTAAAACCGGCACTTCTTCCCCTATTGCCGGTTCTATAGTTGCTACCGCTGAGTCATGGCCACCTCTAAATAAAAGACGGTAGTTTTTTATCGTCGTAGCTCCCACCACAGTAGCAGTGGGGCAGCGCCGAGCCATTTGTTTCAGGTTAAGATTGGAACCGTAGGCTATGTAAAGATTTTTATTCATGCAGGTTTCCTCCTTTGCGTTTTGCATATTGAACCTCTAGGTCTGCCTACTTATGCCGCTGTGCGAAATCGCCAGGCTGCAGACCCTTCAAGGTGTTTGCATAGGTGCTCTCTGCAGTTTTTAAATTCTTCGCCAATAAAGCCGATTCGGTTCAGGTAGGTTCTCATTGCGAACTTCTCGTTGTCAACCTGGGGTTTCCGGGTGCTGGCGCTCTTTTGAGTCAGGGCTTGGTGGTTTATGGCCAGGGCTAAAACAATGTAGCTTCTGATTTTACCTGCGTGCAGCTCGCTGTTGAAGCCTCTGAGTTCAACCGTGCTTGACCCGTTGAAAAAACTGTGCAGGTTCAGGAAGTGGTAACGGCTGCCGTGATAATGGCGGCTGCGGCTTTCGCAGTAGCCTTCGTACCAAATGTCCTCGATCTCTCTCATGGTCCTGGGCTTTCTGGAGTTCATCTTATCAACCAGCTTGGCGTCCATCTTCTTGCAGAAGTTCATCCGCTCGTGCTCAATTTGCAGCGCCTTGTAAAAAAGGTCGTTCTTGCTGGCTATTATGTTTACGAAGTTCCGGATGCTTCTTGGTGTGTGCGTCGCTCCGTCCAGGTGAATGTGAATCCCGCAGGAGGCGTTGGTAAAAGCCCCGGCCTTGCGAAGTTTTCTGACCAGTTCCTGCAGGGTTTCAATGTCCTCGCGGTAGGTAAGAATGGGGCTGACCAATTCAACGCTGTAGGTTGCCTCGGCGCTTATCTTTCTGCCGTTGACCTTTACTTCCTTCCGGATGCTGGCGTCGCTCATGAACTTCCAGGTGCGTCCGTCCGGGGTGTGTACCTTTTTGGTGTCGTAATGGTCGTGGCTGTTTTCAACGCTGCCGTTTAAAAACTCGGCTGCTACCTGGGCAGCCTGGCTTCTGGTAATCCCGGTAAACTCAATCTCAATTCCGAATCTTGCTGTAAACATGCTATCTGCTCCTTTCAGTGTGTTTCTTTGGTAGTACATATATCACTCTGAAAGGGTTATATAGCAAGGGTTTATTGGGGTTTTTCTAAGTGTTTATATAAAGTTTTCTGTCCGCCCCGAATGAGATAAACATCGCTATCTCCGGCAGTTTCAATGTACCTTTTTACAATGACGTCAGCATATTTTTCATCCAGTTCAATGGTGCAGCAGATGCGGTTGGTCTGCTCGCAGGCCATAAGGGTTGAGCCACTACCGCCAAAGGGATCGAGGACTATACAATTACTCATGCTGCTGTTCTTAATCGGATAGGCGCAGAGAGCTACTGGCTTCATGGTTGGGTGAAGATCATTCTTAGACGGTCTGTCAAAATTCCAGATAGTGCTTTGTTTTCTGTCTCCGTACCAGTTGTGCTTGCCGTCTTTTCTCCATCCAAAGAGCACCGGTTCGTGCCTCCACTGGTAAGGGCTTCTGCCCAGCACCAGGCTTTGCTTGGCCCAGATGCAAACCCCAGACAAGTAGAACCCCGCATCTTTGAAAGCTTTTCTAAAGTTGTAGCCTTCCGTATCAGCGTGAAATACATAAATAGAGGCATCCCTTTCCATGTTCCCGGCCATATTGATAAATGCTTTGAGGAGGAAATTATAGAACTCCTCATCCTTGAGATTATCGTTTTGAATGCTGCCAGCCTGGGCTGAGTAGTTAACGTTATATGGCGGGTCTGTCACGACCAGGTTAGCTTTTTGCCCATTCATCAGGGTTTGATATACTTCCGGATCGGTACTGTCGCCGCAAACCAGCCGATGCCTGCCCAACATCCAAAGATCACCGGGCTTGGTTATTGCCGGTTCAGTCAGTTCCTTCTCAACATCAAAATCATCTTCTTTGATTTCTTTGTCATGGACCTCATTAAACAGTTGATCGATTTCCGGCGGGTCAAAGCCTGTAAATGAAAGATCATAGTCCAGTGATTGCAAGTCCATGATCAGTTCTGCCAAAAGTTCCTTATTCCACTCGCCGCTGATTTTGTTAAGAGCTATATTCAAAGCCTTTTCTTTGGTTTTATCAATATCGATAACCACGCAGTCGATTTCCTTAAAGCCCAGTGCCTTCAAGACAGAAACCCGCTGGTGTCCGCCAATTACGGTTAAATCTTTATTAACGATAACGGGATCGGCATAGCCAAACTCGGTGATGCTGTTTTTAATCTTTTCAAACTCGCTGTCGCCGGGCTTCAGTTGTTTGCGAGGGTTATAACTGGCTGGGATAAGGCTATCTATCGGTAATTTCTTGAACTCCATCTTCTTCACTCCAAAACCTTGCTTTAATATAGCAGTCGTGGCTGCAGTACTTTCGTGTCTTTTGGCCAT